TTATTATTAACAGATGCTACAACTGAAAGTAGCTTAAATAAACCAGATTAATTATGGCAAGTAATATAAAATACCCAGAAAATCAAGCAATGTATTTCATAGAGGGCGATAAACTCGCTTTAGTAACAAAGGTGGATTCATCTGGAAGCAATAGAACATCAAGTAGGAAACAATGGAAAGCTATATCTGAAGCTGTTACAGATGGAATATTAATACATTACTACGCTGAACCTAATAGTGTATCAGCAATAACGGATAGTTTAGATATAGATAATACTTTAGAGTTAGCTGTTGTTGATTATGTTAAAAAATGTTTATATATGGATAAAGCCGGAACAGCACCAGACCCAAATACTGCTCAAATATCTATGTCTATGGGTATGAATCACGAAAGAAAATTTAAAGAAGCTGTACAGAGGTATGGCGTAAGAAAGAAAGACAAGACAGGCGGTAGCCGTGTTGTGCAGGTACCAAATTTAATTTAAATAATCTCAGATAAGGAGACATTCTCGCCTCGCAAGCTGAGATACATAATAGGAGAATACTATGGCAAATATACAAAAATTTAGAGCACACGAATCGTTGGCAATAGAGTCAGCTGGAGACTGGCAAGTACAGTCTGCCGTTACTGCTGATGCAGATGGTGTAGCTGTTAATTGCACTGGATACCACCAAGTTCACTTAATGTCTGATAATGATTTTTATTTTACATTTAATACAACAGGAACAGACTCAGATGTTAACACATCTAATGATTTATACCTAAAAGGTGGCGATACAATATACACATTAAAAGTTCCTAATGGTTTAGGTAATGGCGTTTACTTGATAATGGAAAGAAAGGGTAGTTCTGACGCAACAGTTAGAGTTATCTTAGCTTAGGGGGATATATGGCTTTTATTACAACAACAGCAAATTCAATATCTTCTGGTGGTACAATTAATGGAGACATTACTATTGAAGGAGATTTGACAGTAAATGGCGATGGTGCTGGTGCATATGATGAAATAGTAAATGGTAATCTCAGGCTTGATACACCCGGTTCAGTAGCAACTACATTAGAATTTGTTCCAACTGCAAGTCAATCTTCTCAAATTAAATTTTATCAAGATGATGGCTCAACTCAAGATGCAAGAATTTTTGCACCAGAGGGAGCAACAAAATTAGCATTTGAAGCTGGTACAACTGAAATGATGCGAATGACTACAACGGGCATTGGAATTGGCACAACCTCACCGCAAAAAAAAGTAGACATTGTAGACATTTACAGTACAGGTGGTTCATCAAATGAAGATTTACAATTATTAATTAGAGGTGGTAATGCAGACCTTGACCCAACAGGAGACTCTATCGGTCTTGGATTCGGTTATGGCTCTGCTGATAATTATGTAAAATCTGGAATAGTACACGAATTTACAAGTGCAAATGGAAGTGGAACATTGCATTTTTGCACCAGCTCTGTATCGGGAACAGATACAATTAATAAAGGCGATTCAAGAATGTCTATTAGCAGTTCTGGTAAAGTACAAATAGGAACTGCAAGTAATACAACTGATGTTCCATTAATGGTCAATGATAAAATTTTAATTCACCAAGATAGTGGTGGTGCTGGAGATTCTGAACTAACATTTGACAGGAGACATGATGGGGCAGTTGCAAGAATACAAGCAAAAGCTGGTGCAAGTGGAGCGATGGGAACTGAACTTCACTTTGTTACAAAACTTGCTGGCGGCTCAGAAGGAACTGCATTAGTCTTGGATGACAACCAAAAGGCTGGTATAGGAACAGAAACTCCAGACACTTTATTGCACATTTTTAAAGCAGATGCAAGTCAAACTGCTCATTCTGATTCTCTTTTGACACTTGAAAATAGTGGTCATACTTACATGACTATTTTAAGTGGTACTTCAAGTCACGGACAAATACACTTTGGGGATAGTGGGCAAAATGATGATGGGGTAGTTGGATATGACCAAGCTACTTCTAAATTTTATGTATTAACAAACCATAGTACCACTAAAAAATTAGTCGTAGATGCGAATGGGAACGTAGGAATTGGGACTTCTTCACCATCAAGTGCCGCTGGAGCAAACGCTCTAGATATAGTGGATACAAATACAAGTTCATCCTCACAAGGTGCATCTTTAAGACTAGGTTCTAATGATGGTGGAGCAATGGGAGATGACCACAGATTAGGTGTAATTAGCTTTAGAGGTTCAGAAGATGGTGCTGGTACAATGACTGAGGGTGCTAGAATTGATGCTATTTGCGATGCTGGTTGGAGTGCCACAGAAAATGGAGCATCTTTAAGGTTTTTTACCACAGATGGAAATGCTGTTGAAACTGAAAGAATGATAATTACAAGCGGTGGAAATATTGGTTTCGGTGTTCAGCCAAGTTACAAATTAGACGTTTCTGGTGATATGAGAGTTGAACAAACAGCAGATGCTACTATTGCAACATTTATAGGCTCAGATGGAAACAATGCTACAATAGAAATTCATGCAGATGATGGTGATGATAATGCTGACAAATGGAGAATGACTGCGAATACAGCAGGTGCTTTAGCCATAGGAAGCTACAGCACAGGAAGTTGGGTAAATCATTTAAAATTAGATGCTAATTCTAGATTTTCACTTAGTAATAATGACTCAGGTGGCTCGGGTGGCTCAGATAGTACGACAGGGAATACTTTATTTGGTGCATACGCTGGTTTAGCAATAGCAGATGGGGGTGTAGATAATAATTTTTTTGGACACGCTGCTGGAAATAAACTTACAACAGGCGACTATAATGTAGGCGTAGGAAACTTTGCTGGTTTTTACAATGTAACAGGCAGTCGTAATACTTATGTTGGATATGGAGCTGGATGGGGCAATTCTCTTAATCAAAGCAATAGTGATAATACTTCAGTTGGGTTTTCAGCTTTAAAATTAGTTGCGACAGGCATAGATAATGTGGCAATAGGGGCGTATGCGGGTATAAATACGACTACGGGCTCAAGCAATGTACACATTGGGAAGTCGGCAGGAAACGCCTTTAATAGTTCTCAAGTAACAGCGATTGGTGCGTTGGCGTGTGGTTCAATTAATAGCAGTAATGGAGATGGTACTACGGCTGTTGGATACTACGCTTTAAAATCACAGACAAGTGGACAACAAAATACTGCCGTAGGGTCATTCAGTTCTGATGATATTACTACAGGCTCATATAACACAGCAGTTGGTAGGTCTTCACTTGCAAGTTTGACAACAGGAAGTTCTAATGTAGCAATCGGAAGAACGGCTTTAAGTTCTGTGGCTGGTGAAGAAAGTTACAATATTGCGATTGGTAATCAAGCAATGGGTTCAATGGATGAAGGTACTGCTGGGGGAGATATTGATTACAATATAGCGATAGGAGAAAATGCTTTAATAGGTGGTGATTTAGGAAGTAACAATAGACAAGTCCAAAAGAATATAGCCATTGGGCATAATGCTTTGGATGCCACATCTAATGGAGAAATAATAGGAGCAGTTGCCATTGGGCATAACGCTTTAAGTGCATCTCAAGCTGTTATAGGAACTGGATTAGGTTACTTAGCACTTGAAGATATGACAACAGGAGTTGGGAATACGGCTTTAGGTTATAGAGCTTGTGAGCAAGTTACAGTTTCTGGCTATAATACAGTAGTTGGACATCAAGCATTAAATTCTGAAATACAGGGAAGTCATAATGTAGCTTTGGGATACCAAGCATTATATTCTCAAAACAAAGGAAGTGCCGTAGTAACAGCAAATATTGGAATCGGAGTAGAAGCTGGTTACCACAATGATACTGGAGTTTATAATGTATGGTTAGGGTATAAAGCTGGGACTGGAGTTGATGGAAATAGCAATAACAACAATGTTGGAATTGGTTTTGAAGCGGCTAAGGGAATTACCACTGCTAATGGTAGTGTTTGCATAGGGTATCAAGCTGGTACCGCAATCACTTCAGGTATTCATAATATTTGTATAGGTTATCAAGCTGGAAACATTATTACCGAGGGACAGGGTAATGTTCTAATTGGAACTGGGGCTGTACCTTCACACGCAGTAAATATAGATGATTCAATCGTTATAAGTGCGGGAACAGACGCTCTTCAAGGAGGCGTAACTGAGTCAATAAGAATAGGTGTCGATTCTGATTATATTGAAAATGTTTTTGGAACAAATGCTTCTTGGGCTCATTCATCAGATGAACGTATTAAAAAAGACATAAAAGACAACACATTAGGTCTTGATTTTATCAACGATTTACGAACTGTAACTTTTAAGAAAAAAGCACCAAGCGAATATCCAAAAGAATTTGATACCCATAATGAAACAAAAACAAAAAGAAAAAATCCAGATAAAGTTAGCTATGGTTTTATTGCTCAAGAAGTGAAAGAAGCTATGGATAAAGCTGGGCATTCAGATTTTACAGCATGGAGTGAGGGTGAAGATACAATGCAGATGTTGGCAGAATCAGAATTAATCACTCCATTAGTAAAAGCAATACAAGAATTAACAGCAAAAGTGAAAGAATTAGAAGCAAAACTTAAATAACAAACAAGGAGTCAATAATGGCAAAAAAAGAAAAAGAAAAGCCAGTCTTGAATCTTGATGATAAAGAGTATGTTATCGAGGATATGACTGACGAACAAAAAATAATGGTTCAACACATTAATGATTTGCAGAATAAGCAAAACACAAATGCTTTTATATCTGACCAATTACAAGTTGGTAAAGAAGCGTTTATTAATATGCTTCGCAAATCATTGGAAGAAAAACCTGAAGAAGTTGAAGCATGAAAAAATACAAGGCTACATATATAGTGCCATCTGGTAAATATGAATCTGATTCATTAATTGGATTAATAGCTGAAGTATTAAAGCATAGATTTTTTCATCTTTTAAATCATAAAAGGTGGATGGATTAATGATTATAAGAAGGAGTAGTCAGGGTTATCGAATTAGAATTCATAGAAATACAACACCTGGTGCAACCAGAGTAAAAACATATCCAGATGGAACTAAGGAAACTCTGACTTACCCTTCGTCTTATGATTATTTCGTAGATGTTGATGGTTCAATAAAAAAGAAAACAAATAGTTTTAAAGTTGCTGAAGAATTTTATGTATCAGAATGTGCTAAGAAATATGATAATGGGCATGGTAGATTGATTATTGGAACGCATAATCTTGTAAATGGAGTGGCAACAACACAAGAAGAATACCCAACAGACTCTAATACAAAGAATGAAATAAAAGATTTCTATGATAAGCGTGGTATTGTTTATAATAATAGTGAAACAAAAGATGAATTATTATCAAAAATAAGTATTAATAACGAAGCTAGTAAAACAAAACATATTAAATTATGAAAAATCCTTTAGCAACTTTAGTATCTTGGCAATTAAGAACAGGGCAATTAGATGGTTGGACTGCTTATCATTTAGCGGCAGGAGCTTTCTTATGTAAAATATTTCAATGGTTGCATTGGAGTGATTTTTGGTGTGTTATGGGAGTATTCATTATTGGTGTTCTTTGGGAAGTATTTGAATGGTTTGTTGAGGGAGATGAGGAAACCTATGGCTCAAAAAAAAGATGGGCGTATAACACGGCTTCTGATTTAATAGTAGAAACGGCAATTGCATGGTGGATGGTGATTTAAATGGATTTTATGGCGGTTTATGGCGAAGCTGGCATGATAGGTGTTGTTGGGGCAATGTTTGTTTATTTAGTAATTTCTTTGTCAAATAAATCTGCAAAACAACAAGAAACTCTTGAAAATTTAAAGGTAGAAAATAAAGGTCAAAGTGAAACTTTAGAGAACATGGAAGGAATGATTATAAAATTAATTGGAAGATGGAATCAATCTGATGATAAATTAGATAGAAAGTTTGATAATATTACTAAAGAAATCAACGACTTAGACAATCAAGTATCGGAATTAAAAGGCTCTATGAGTCGTATAAATGGAAGGCATTGATATGGATACATTTAAAATAGCTGCAATAAGTTTTAGTAATTATTTTATAGGCTTAACTGAAATTCACGAAGCTATGCAAATAGTTGTTGCATTGCTTTCTATCGTATTACTTGTAATGAATATAAAAAAAGGAAAATAAAATGGCATTAGATATTAAATCAATGTTGGTAAAACTTGCTGAAGAGCAAGCTGAAAAAATGCAAGAAGAAGCAATAAATCATTTAGGTTCAGATGAAATGGCTGAAAAAATCGCTACTGCAATTAATAAACGTATTGACATTCCATTTGTTTCTGAAGATAAAGAACAAATATTTTTTGAAAAAGTTGTTGATGTTATTACAGATGTTTTAGAGGGTGTATTTAAAAAATAATTATGAATCATAAACAAATATACAAACTAATTGATGATGTTTTATGGAAAATGGGTATGCACTCTGACGATGCAGTTGAACTTGTGTTTCTTACTGGTCTTGTTGAGTCTGGGTATAAATATATATCACAAATAGGTTCTGGAATTGCAAGGAGTTTTTGGCAAGTAGAATCAGCCACAGCAAAAGATTGTATTGATAATTATCTTGTTTATAGAGATAAAACATTTGATAAATGTGCAAGTGCAATGCAACGCAAAACAGATACAATTTTAGATATGAGCCAGGAAGAGTTACAAGAATTGTTATGGCATGATATGTCTGCTGGTGTTGTATTTTGTCGCTTAAAATATAGAAGAGACCCAAATCCGATTCCAAAAGATATTGATGGTCTTGCAAAATATTGGAAGCGTGTATATAATACAGAACTTGGCGCAGGTACATTAGAACATTTCCATTCAATGGCAGCCAAAAGGAAAGATAAATGAAAGTAGGATTATTAGATTTAGAGACCGTACCACACGCACCTACATCTAAGTTTTTAACTAAAGAAGAAATGCAGAAAATAGACTCTGAATGGATATGGAATCGTCAAAGTTTTATTTTCAAACATAATATTCCATTGATGGTAGAGAGGAAAATGGCAGATGTTCTTGTTGAAAAATATGAATCTGTAAAATACCACGATAAAAAAGAAGACCTTAGTAAAATGGCTTATAATGATTTAAAGAAATTGGCTAAGGCTAAGGGAATGTCACATAAAGATACATTTGTAAAAAAAGAATTATTAATACAAGCAATTGAAAAATTAGATGGCTAATAAAACATTGACATATTACAATGTTGTGCAAGAAATACTTGAAAGAGTAAATGATGCAGATGGTGATATTTATCTTAATCGTGCTAAGGAATTGGTATTTGAAGGCATATCTTCTCTTGCTTTAGCAGATGGTGTATCTTTAGATGATATAAGAGGAATATTGCAATCTGAGACTGTTGATGTATCTACTCTTTCCAGTCCTTATCGAATTAGAGTAAAGGGCAGTGGAAGAGAATTGAGTCATAATCCATCTAAAATAATCAACATTACAGATTCTGGGGTAACTGAACATCGTTATATAGAATTATCTTTAACAGAGGTTAATCGTTTAAATGACCCAGACTATCGACCATTTAATGATGAAATTTTTTATTACAACAGAGGGGATTATATTTATTTCTACCCTGATGAAGAAATGAATGCACAGAAAATACTTATCACTTACATTACAGAACCAGAAAGTTATGATTATGGTGTGGATAATGGTGAAGGTTCTACATCTTTGCAAGAACAATTTTCTTTAAATTTTTTATACAAGACTATTGATTATGGTGTTGGTAGAATTAGAGAACAACAAAGCGGAGAATAAATGGTTTATAGAGATATACAACGAGAAATTGGTAAAAGGCTTGGAGACCCAGACTTAAAAAGATTTCGTGGGCTTATAAGTCAATGTTTTGTTGATAGTATGTGCAGTGTTCTTGCTAAAGAAGAGGGTTATAATTTAGTTGAGATACCTGATTTGATACAGGAAGTTGAACATACACTCGAATTGGAAAACTCACAATATACTGTTTCATTACCATCTTTAGCGTCTTCTGGTAGTGTTATAAGACTTTTAGATGTATTTCAAAGACCAGATACAAACTTTACTTCTGCGTTAACTTTGAAAGAAATACCAAAAGAAGAATACAAACGTATGGCTCTTGAAGTTGCTTTTAGACCGACATCTGAAGAGGTGTTTTATTTTAGGCGTGGTAATAATATTTATTTTGTTTCTGGTCAAATAGCGGATGATTCTGTTGGTATCGCTGTTACTTTTCAATTTATTGAAAATCCAGACCCAAGTGTTTGGGTTGATAATGTTGATTTAATATCACATTTAAATTATTCAAGAAATTTTATTTACAGAATTATATCTGAAACAGTACAAAACATTTCAAATCTTCCAGCATTTACAGGTCAACCAGCACAAGAAGGGGCGTATAGCTAATGGGTGTTAGTAATTCATTATTTCCAGAAAATCCATTACCAGATGATGGTGTTATTATAGATTCCCCTGTTTTAACCAGTAAAATAAAAGAAGGTTCAGCAACTCAAACTAATCCGTTATTATTTTATGATGTTTACCAGGATATAGCACTTGAGCTTCCTGAACAACCAAATATATCAATAGTAAAAGCTGAAGTCAATAAAGTAATAAGAAGAGTGAATCACGAAATAGGATTATGGAGACAAATTGTTACTGTATCTCCTTCTACATTTACAACGACAATTGACGGTATGTCGTCTACTGTTATAGAATTAGAAACAACAGATGAAATAGAAGATTATGGTCGTTTTAAATTTGGATGGGATTGGGTTGCTGACGAAAAAAGATTACGATTGGATGATAATGTTGTTGAGGTTGAAGAAGTTTATTTAGAGGATGAAGAATGGACACAAGTTACTTATGAAAAAGTAAAAGACAGTAATAATGCTACTGAAAAATATTGGTCACAAGTTGGTCGTTTTATTTATTTTCCAAAAGACTTATCTACATCATCAGAAATTCTTAAGTTAAGATGTAAAAAATCGTATTCTTTTCTTGATAATGTTGTAGATAAGAAAGCGATAATAGATTTACCAGAAAGTTATAGGCAGTTATTAATCTCTGGAGTTTTATATGCTTTAACATCAAGACCAAAGTATAAAGACCCAGATATTTTTTCGGTAAATAAAGAAATTTTTGATATGCAACTATTTTCACTAAAGGAACAATATGCAAATCTGGAATCAACATATATGTCAAGAGACATGACATACAAATATTAGTAGGGGTTCACAATGACTGATTTTTTAAAAGGTAACACACCAGCCACAATATACAAACGATTATTAAGTGTAGGGGGTGCTGCCGACCACGCAGGACTAACTTCATCTTTAAAAGCTATTTTTACAGACGATGGAGCAGGGAGTAGTAATGCTTCTTCATTTAAATTGTCTACAACAGCTTTAAGAATGGAATCATCGAATCAGTTAAGGTTTCGTGACGATGCAATATATATATATAGTTCTGGTGACACCATATTAAATCTTGTTGCAGATGGTGAAATTGATTTAGCGACAGCAACAATCGATATTAATGCTACTACTACTTGTACTATAGATAATACGAATACCAGTAATGGTGTTGCGATTAATACAGCAACAAGTGGAAGTCCTGTATCAATTGGTCACTCTACATCAGAGACAACCGTAAATGATAATTTAACGGTAACTGGTACAACGGCACATACTGGTGTAGTAACGATGGCGAGTGGTGTTAAATTACAGTTTGTTGATGGAAATGAATATTTATCTGGTGATAGTACAAATTTAACTCTTGGTTCTTCTGCCGATATTAATTTAACTGCAACATCTGATGTTAATGTTCCTGCTAATGTAGGTCTTACTTTTGGTGACGATGGTGAGAAGATTGAAGGTGATGGAACAAATTTAGCAGTTGTAAGTAGTGGTGCATTAAACCTTACTGGTGCGGCTGCATCAACATGGAAAACAACAGCAGGAACTATATTAATTGATTCTGAGGCGGCTGCGGTAACTGTAGATGGTCATGGTGGTGTAAATATTGCTGGAACAAATGGTTCAGAAGTAGACATTACAACGACAGGTGCAGTAGACATTAATTCTGGTTCATTCACATTAGATGGAGCAGACTTATCTATAGATGGTACGGATGATTCAAATGTGACCGTTACTGGTTCAGGAAAAGATTTAACATTATCTGTAGCTGGTGGTGGTACACAGCAATTAATTATGTCTTCTGCTGGGACAGCTTCAAATGCAGTTGTTATTGAATCAACAGCTGGTGGAATAGACATATTAGCTTCTGGAGCTGCTGGTGGTGAAGATATTGATATTGTAGCAACTGGTTCATCTGTAAATATTTCATCATCTGAAGATGTTGCGAATGCGATTGTATTGAATGCGAGTGCTGGTGGTATTGATATTACTGCTGGAAGTGCTGAAGATATAGATATAACTGGTGGTGGTGGTGTAAATATTACATCTACAGAAAATGCAGCTGGTTCTATTACCCTTCATGCTAATGGTGGTACAAGTGAAACAATCAAAATTCACGCTGACCAAAGTACATCTGCTAATTCAATTAGAATATTATCTGATTTGGGTGGTATAAGCCTTCAGTGTGGTAAGACTGGTGCAATTACAAACATGGCTTCTGATAGTTCTTCGGATGTTGCGGCTGCTTCTGTAAGGTTAGCGACAGAAACTGCTGATGTTGACATTGTTATTGGTCATACAACTTCAGATGTTTTAATTCAAGATAATTTAAAAGTTGGTGGAGACCTTCATGTCGTTGGTTCACAGGCTTATGGTGCATTAACTATCTCACACGCTTCTGATACAGTTCTAACTCTGGATAATCAAGAACAAAGTGATGCGGATGGTGCAAGACATAATACAATAAAATTTACTGGTGAAAAAGGGAGTGGTGTTAGTGTCGATGATATGGCACAGATTGTTGTTGCACACGATGGTTCTTCTGCTGATGAAAAAGGATATATTGATTTTAGAACAAATGAGGGTTCTCAGGGTACTTCACCATCTTCTGCCTTAAAACTTTCTGCTGACAATACAGCAACATTTTCTGGTGCATTAACAGTTGGTTCTAATACGATTACTTGTGGTAGGGTAGATGCAGATAATATAAGACTTGATGCTACTACAATTTATACAACGAGTTCTAATGCTGACCTTGGAATATCTCCAAATGGTACTGGTGGAATAATGGCATTAAATACAAATGCCCCTGGTGATTATTCAATTGGTCTTGGTAATGGGGCTAATGCAAGTGGAAGTTATGCTTTTGCAGTTGGTAGAAGTGCTGTTGCAAGTGGAACTGATAGTGTATCTATTGGTGATTCAAACACGGCTTCGGCTGCGAATGCGATAGCAATTGGGGATGGTTGTACTTCAAACGCTGCCAATGCAATAGCGATTGGGAAAGGAAATACTGCATCAAATACTAACTCTGTGGCTTTAGGGATAAATAATGCATCAGATAGGAAAGCTGAAATTTCATTTGCCGCAGGTAGTAATGTTTCTGCTGGAGATACAAGGGCTTCATTTTTCCACGACTTTGACCGTCATGCAATTTCGAGTTCTTGGCAAAATATTGACGCTAAACAAGGTGGAATTACACTTCCATCAGATGGTGTTGCTTGTGGCACAACTTGGATTGTTGGTAGTTCTACTGGGGCGGCATTAACTATAGGTTTTAAAATTGATTGGTTAGCAGAAAACGATGGTGGAACATACGCTATAGTTCAACAAACTTTAACATCGTTAGATAGTGAAGATACTTCTATAAATGCCCAAATGGCGATTAGTAGTGATAAAATTGTCGCTCAAGTTACTGATGCGGCTATAACAACAACTATGGCATGGTCGGTTAGCACTCATTTAGTTCAACATAACTACTAAGATAGGAGAGTAAATGGCTAAAAGGGCATTACCTCTCCTTACGGGTGGGCTAAACGATGTAGCCAGACCTGATATGATTGACAGTTCTCAACTTCAAGAATGTTTAAATTATGAGATTACTGGTGATGGGATATTAAAACGAAGAACAGACCAAGGTGAATTTGATGTAGATTTAAACACAAGATTAGGTGAATTATTTAGCGAAGTTTTATCTATATCTGAACCATATTATTTTGTAACAGATATTGACCTTGTTAATTCAAATGATTACACACTAAATACCGACTATATAATACTTGCATTTGGCATTACATCAGAAAATGTATACGAAATGCATACACTTTATAAGGTAAAATTGTCCGATGGTAGTGATTATTGGACAAATATAGCGCAGTTCAATTCTGATGAAGAAGTTACATTAAATACTTTATTATTAAATTCAGAAATAGTATATACATCTGAATCAGATGTTAAATTTACCATTGCAGATGATAGAATTATAATTACAGATAATGTTAATAATGCACACTTTGTAACCATCGATATAGATGGTTTTTTTCAAGCATCTAAGTTAGGCATACCAGCCCCTAAAAATAAACCACGAATTTCAAATTTGACTGTATGGGATGCTTCTTTATTTGAAGAAGTTTCTACAAATGCAAGGTTATCTCAAGTTGGTTTATTTCAATGTGTTTATACTGCTGTTACCGAAGCCGGAGATGAAAGTAATCCTTCTCCATTGTCGGACACATTAGATATGCAGTTTTTTAAATTAGATGCAAATGGAGCTGAGGAAAGGTGGATTGATAATGTTGAGATTACAGATTTATCTATACCAGATATTTCAGAAAATGATTTAAAAAGTTTAAAATATTTTAAAGTTTATATGCGTGTAATAAGATATTCCGCTGGTAAAGAGCTTCAAACATTAGACCTTACAGAACGATTTGAAATAATTGATAAAAAAAATAAAAGTGGGGCAACTGGTAATAAATATAAATTAACAGTTGAAGTTTCACCTGGTGATACTGCAAGTTATGAAAATGATATTGCACCTGTTTCTAAAACGGCTGCATCTCTCGGTGGTGTTACTATGGTTGGTAATGTTCAAACAAAAATATCTTTTCCATTTGATTTTAAATATTTCCATAAAATAACAATAGACAATAAAGATAATAATAATTATGTAGATGGGATTGTTAAAATAAGATTGTACGATAAAGATTCTGTTGATTCCAATGCAATAGAAAATTTTACTGTAGGTGATTTTTTTACAGATACGGGAAGTACAAAAAATACAAATCATATTCGTTTTTATGATACAGATTTAACCACTCCATTAATGGTTTGTTTTGGTAAAACTATTCAAGGCTCGCTAGATGTTAATAATTATGTAGATTTATTTATAAAAATTCCTTTGTTAGTGGCTTCTACTCCTCATATAATTTATCTTTGTTGGACTAATCAAGATGAAATGGATAATTATAATGGTGTTTTAGACTCCTATAATGATTTAGTTCATGCTGACGATAGTTGGGAAGGTAATGTTGGTATTCATTACGGAAGATTTCATCAAACTGGAAGTGACCTTTTTTCAAGGCAACAAGTTTGGAATAATAGTCGTGTTATGGATTCTTCTTGTAAGGTTGTTAGCCCTCAAGAATTTGCAATTTCAGGTCAGGGTGCATTAAATAAAGCGAATAGTAATATATATGGAGACCTTTCTAATGTTGGTTCTTCAAGTTCTCTTGGCTCATCTTTGCCACAATTTGAAAATTTTCCAAATTTAAAAATAGGAAATCAAAGTTATAAGACATCACAATATACTGGTGAGATAAAATACACTTTTAACTACACAGATTCTCAAAGTCAAACCGCTCCAAAAATAAACTTTAGAAAAGGATATTTTTCATTTACATTAAGTTTTATACCAAGTGAGGTGTACGATAATCAAAGAGTTGCTGTGTTTAGTAGGTTGGAAGATAGTATTAATTTTTTTGGGATTGGATTAAGTAACCAGCGTACTGATTCACAACTTGATTGGGTGTTTCATGTTAATACTTCTACTATTGATTTTAATACTGATTTAAGTTCAATAATACTTTCTTCCAGTGGAAATCATAATTCTAATATACCTACTTATGAAATAGATGATGAATTACGTTATTCATATAATGTTTTTTTATCATGGGAAATTGGTTCTGGAAATAATGATGAAGTTAAAGTGAGATTTTTTTTATATGATGTTTCTAAAGATTTTTCAAAAGACACTACTAATGCTGGAATAACTTTTATGGAAACAGATGATATGTTTTCTGAATTCAATACGAATCCAATGAGTGGTGTTTTTGATGAGTGCAGTGTGTTTGAAGCGATTAGTCAACCTACACATTCAGATGTTTATATAGATAATATATTGTTAGTTAACGATGAGTTTGTCGATGATGAAAACAGAGTATATCAATTATGGAACTTTCAACCAATGTATGAAAATATTATAGGGTATAAATGGACAGATAACTCTGTAAATAATAATATTGATTTTGATGAAACAGAAGAATCTAAATATAAATCAAATAGGAATATGGTCAAATGGACAGATGTAAATGGCAAGTCATTTCCTGATTTATTTTTTAAAAAAGTAAGAGAGCCAGTTGTGAAAATAATGCCAGCACCATCATTCTTGCAATTTGAGTATCAGAACACATTTATTATTTTTACTCGTAATAGTATAAATAGATTTGTACTGCAAGGTTCTGCAAGTGGTTGGAGTGGTTCATCTAATTCGTTGATTGAAGAAAAACAACAATATGGTCTTTTATCTGAAAAATCATTAGTAAGGGCTGGGGATGCACTATTTTGGTTAAGTGAAGTTGGTGTTGTTAAATGGGATGGAAATCAAGGGTTACAGCTTATAACCAAGAATATACTCAATGTTCCAATAAAGTCCTCGTTATTCGGCTATTATGTGCCTTTAAACAACCAATATGTACTGCATGATACATCTGATAGTATTAGTTATGTATATCACATTGATAGAAATGCCTGGACTAAGTTTAGTGGATTAGATGTAAAACAATCTATTACTCTTACTGGTGGCAGTCAATTGGAGAATATTAATTTATATTTGAAAGAAAATTCACCTTCGATAGATTCTTACCCAACAGACACATATACAACAAGTAATTCAAATATCAAAACAAAAAATATGTTTTTTGAAAAAGGAACATTGAAACGAATGAAATCTGATTATACTGGTTCTGATAAAGAACTTCAATCTATAGTAGAAAATATGAATGGAACAGAAAAAATACATTCTGTTAATTCTGATTCAGATGATTGGAGAGGTGTACCATTAGGAAAAAATAGAGGGAAATCAGTTTCATTTAGAATTAATAACGCAGATACTATTTCATCAATTATGTATGATTTAGATATAGAATCAGAGGTTAAAGTATAATGGCTTGGCAATTATTAGCGGCAGCATTACCAGCCGCAGCAAAAGTAGCAGGAACTGCACTATCAAAACCAAAAGAAGAAGATTTTAAACCACAGACAGATTACATGAAAAAATATCTATCTTATTTACGAGGTAGAACCGCAGATAGAGAAGTGGCTCACATGGCAATGCAACCAGCATTAAGAGTTGCTGGGAGACAAGGTAGACAAGCACAGCGTCAAGTTGGATATGATGTCGCTCAATCTGGTCTTGAAGGAAGTGGAATAGAAGCTCAAATGAGATTATCAGCTGGTCAACAAACACAAGATGCATTGGCGACTGCAACTGATAAAGCTGTTGCGGCTCAAACGGCTGAAACGGCAAGGGTTGGTGAAAAGGCTGCTGGTATAACTGCACAAATACAAGCAGAGGAAGCGAGAGCAGACCAGGCATTCAAAACAGCTACATCAAATTGGAAAAAACAAATGGCTTCAGATATTATTGGTGGGGTGGCTTCGGTTGCATCTGCTGGTATGACTCAATATGGACAAAATATTGAAGGGTTTAATCAAGCGAAAATGGCTGGTGCAATTGGGTCTGATGTAACATACGACCAATTTAAACAACAAGCAAAAACTGGTGTTGTTAAAGGTGTAGAAGAATTAGGTTTATCTGATAGGCAATTAGAAAATGTAAGTCCAGCAACTTACGCACAATATCTTGGTGCAAATGAACAATTAGTAAATGATTTAAGACTTAGTTCACGATATTTAGGTGGAGATGCAGGTGTTAAAAAGTTAATGGAACAAGGATATAAACCTGAACAAATTGCAAGAATAGGTAAAGAATCTCATGAAATATATGTAAATAATATTGGAAAAGTTGATGATGCAACAATAAGTCGTGCAGTTGGTTTTCCAGTTCAAACTAATCCTGGTTTAGATGATGTAATAACTTCGATGAGTCAAGACAATAGCGCTACTGTAACACCTCCAACTACAACTAACGTAACACCTTCAACTACAAATAACGTAACAACAGTAGACCCAAGTAAAACAACAAAAGAAGTAATAGATAAGGTAGTAACAGACCCAGTAGTAACAGACCCAGTAGTAACAGACCCAGCAACAACAACTACAGTAACAACAGAACCAGTAGAAACAGAATCAGCAAAACTAGCAAAAAAAGGTAAAGAAGCTGGAGATTTTGCAAGAGAAGAAATGAAAAAGAAAGGAAAAGGAAAAATTATTGAAACATGGGAAGATAGAGAAATAGCAAAAATTCAAAGTTTGATTGCTGAAGGTGAAGAAAAAGAAAAAAGAAAAGAAACAACAGAAAAAGTATTAGCTAGGGGGGCTAAAAGAGCTGAACAAAAAGCGTTAAAAGGTCGTGTAATGGACATTAATCGCAAGGGTAAAGATTATAAAGTTGTTGTTGATGACGTAGACCTTGAAAATGATAAAATAACCTTTACGCATACTGGTGGTAAATTTACAAATAAAAAAAGAACGGTAAGTCTTGACAAATTTGATGAGTATCGTGGTGTTACTAATATGGCAAATAAAAAAATAGACCCAATATTTTCAACGGTACAAAAATTTGAACAAGGAGATAGGTCTAAAAGGCATAATAATATAGGTGCTGTAGTTTGGACTGAAAACTTACAAAAAAAACATCCTAAAATGGAAAAAGGTGATTCTTTTGTAGATAGAGATGGAGTGACAAGATATACTGCAAAATTTCCAGATAAAGAAACTGGTGACAGGATAAATAGACAAATTATGCAAGAGATGCTTGAATCAGTTGGTGGAGATACTGCAAAGTTTTATGCACGATGGTCTGGTTTACCTGAAAATAGCGAAACAGTCCAAAACTTTGTTAAAGAAGTAGGGGGCTAATTATGGCTAACGGACAACAACAACAATCTGTAGTTACTAATCAACAACAAGGGGTAACTCAACAACAACAAGGGGCAACTCAACAACAACCAAACCTATATCAGACCATAACATCAATGAACCCACAGCAAATGTTGGAATTAAAGGGTAAGATAAAAACAATACAAAACACAGATGAAATTAGGCGAAACATTGGTGACGTTAGGGCTTTGCAAATGTTTAAAAATATTAAGGCTGGTAAAGAGACTATGGAATCTGCAATTGAGAAATCAAAAACAATGATGTCTCCTATAAGTAGAGAAATAGATAATACATATTTTCAAGAGGGTATGACGGCAGATAGATTTTCAGAATTAAGAATAAAACATGAAGCAGGTTGGAGTAATACTGATAGAAATAGATTTATGACATTATGGAATAGTTTAAGAAGCAGAGAAGATGCCGAATTAAGGGCTGAAATTGCAAGTAGTAAAGCCACATCAAAAAGACAAAAAGCAATTAATGACGTACAACAAGCAAATACAAAGTATCAATTATTAGGTCAAAATGATTATGTAAATATGATAGGCAATATTGATGAAATTGTAAATTTTACTCCTGAAGAAACAGAAGAAGAAGTAATTGAAATGGTGGAAGGTGTTGCAACAGTTACTGGTACAAGAAAGGTTGGTGGTAAACCTGGAAAAGTAAAAGATGTAGAACAATACAATTTAGCCCTTGAGTCACTTCAACAACTTATAACTCAAGATTTAAAAGGGAATGCTAAAGATATAACTAGTCAAATGAAAATGAATGAATATTTAAACATTATTGCAATGAATGTTCCAGATGAATTTATAAATGATATGGATGGTTACATTATAGATGGTCAATTTCTTCCAATCCCTGAAAAAGAGATGTCACCAGCAAAGAAAAGATGGTATCTTGCTCAACAATTCCAAAACACATTAGTACAAGCAAGAAATCATACCGCTTATATACTAAATGAAGAACAAATGAATGAATTAGTGGCTGTTCCAGCAAGTGGGTATTCAGAACCAGATAATCAAGAAGGTGGTGTTACTGAGGTACAAAGAAAAATGTCTGATGGTAAAATTGCAATATTTGATGCAGACACTAAACAGTTTATAAGATATCAAGAAGATGAGTAATGGAAATCAAGTAATACCTAAATGGGAAGAGACAACGGAAGTCGTACCATCTTGGGATGAAACTACACCATTAACTGACGAAACAGAAGAACAAGAAAATATTTTTGGTTCTTTTGGTAAAAGTAAGATACAATATACAGACCAAAATCTTAGTGAAGTTAGCGATACTTTATCAAGTAATCTCCAAAGTCAAAAAGAAGAATTATCTGCAAATCAAGATAGAGTAGTTGCTGAAACAGAAACAATTGAAGCACCTAAGCAAGAACCAAAAGATAGAGGACTTTTTTCAAAATTAGGTGAAAAAGTGACTCGTAATATGCAAAACAGTAAGCTCAATCAATTGGCTTATTTGGCTTATACAAATTTCCCTGGCGCACCTTCTGTAGAAGAAATTAAAGAATTAAAGAAAGAATACAATGAAAGGGCTCAGAAAGACCCTATAAAAGCAGATAATTGGTTTGAAGATATATTACTTGCATCGGCTGGTTTTGTAGGTTCATTTGCGACTGGTGCAACAGAAGGTGGTGTCCCAGGTGCGGCTGCAGGAATGACAGGGGCTGCAATCGCAGGGACACTTAGCCCATTAGCTCCTCTTGCAGAAGAGGTTTTTACCATACCCGCCGCAGGTGCTGTTGGGTTTCAAACTGGTGCAAGTATATTTTGGGCTCAACAAGGGGCTGGTGAAGTAATGACGAATATGATTGACAGAGGAGTTGACTCAAAACTTTCAGCCTACATGGGAACTCTCGCGGGTGTCCCTTATGCATTATTAGAAAAATTACAAGTAGGTAAATTAATTCCAAAATCTTTACAAAAAGAAGCGAATGCCGTTGTGACGAAATCTGTTGCAAACACAATAAGTAAATGGACACAAAAATATGGTGAGTCGTATGTTACTAATATTGTTCAAGAAGATTTGCAATTAGCGACTACCGCACTCGCTGAAGAACTTGGTATTTTTTTAAAAAACAAAGTTGATGATGGCGATATTGAACAAAGAACATTGGTTGGGTTTTTTGATGAATTAACACAAACAACAATTGAAGCCGCAAAAGGATTAATTCCTTTAACGGTTGGTCAAATTACAGTAGACGCTGGAGTTGGAAGTTTAAAACCACAAGACGTAATGAGTGGAATAATAGATACTAAGGATAAAATTGAAGAACAACCCTTAGTTGAAGAAAAACAGCCAAAAACAGAGGTTTCGCCAAAAACCGAGCCTGTAGAAGCACCCATAGAAGCCGAAACTCAAGTTGAGCCAGACCAAGTATCACCTGAAATTGAGCCTAAAGTAGAAAGTGAAGTAGACCTCGATAGGGATGCACCAACACCTCAAGATGTAGAAACAGCACCTGAAGTAACAGATGAGGTAACTCCAGAAATAACTGAAGAAACAATTGCCGAAGAAACAGAAGAAAGTATTTCTGATAGATTCAACGAAGGTAATGTAGACCAAAAAATATTTACTGAAAAAGTAGATGAAGATGCATTGTCTGATAGAAGGCTTCCTGGTGGTTCGGTAAGAAATGTTTATAATATTGATGGTAAAGTAATTAAAGTTGCTAAGAGCCCAAGAGGATTAGAACAGAATGTATCTATGGGGTTTGGTGATTATGATATTTTAGATGGAAAAGTTCCAGAATTATTTGAGGTAGGTAAAGATTATATAGTAACTGAAAATGTCCCAAGAAATGATTCGGCTACAAGAGAGTTTTTAAAACCATTGCAAAAATTTACTGCACAAGATTGGGATAATAAAACATCAGAATTGCAAGAAGTTCTTAGGGAACTTGGTTTAGAAAGTTTTATGGATTATAATGTGTTATGGAATGATTTTAAAGCATATAGAAATTGGGGGCAAAGAGAAAACGGTGAATTTGTATTACTTGATGAAGGTGCATTGAACAAAGAAGTTACTGCTACTTCAGAAATACCAAGTTGGGCAAGTCAAGAGTGGGAAGAAGTAAAGAGTATGCGCCGTCAACAACGCTCAATTTTAAGGCAACGTCAACAAGAACAAGAAATTGCTGAACAACAAGAAGTTGAAGCCCCAGTAGAAACTGAAACCCAAGTAGAAGTTGAAAAACCAACAACAACGGGAAGAAAGGCTGAACAAAAAAATGTATTAAATGAAAAGTATCAAAACGCATTAGACGCTCAAAATGCAGCACAAGCTATGTTATTACGCGATGATTTAGCTGGACAACAAAGAGTTCAAGCGCAGCAAAGTTTTGATAGAGCGACAAAATTATTAGAAGATTTAGAGTTAGAGGGTCAAACAAATAATATTGAAATCGATAACCAAATGACAGAAACGGATGCAATAAAAGAAGTTGTTTCATTTTTCGAGGAAACAGACCCAGATGTAGACTATCAAGTTACATTAGATGAAACAAGGACAATTTATGATGCCGTAGAAGACCCTAAAAGCCCAGAAACATTAGAAAGTGCATTGTTAGCAGTTGAGAGTGCGGGTAAAGAATTAGAAGGTGTACCTTTAAGTGAAATAGAGTTGACTGGTGAAAATTATCGTGAAGCTCGTGATGGTGGTTTAGTTGATGTTATAAAGATAAATAAAGGGGCTGATGTAGGGACTGTTGTAGAAGAAAGAAGTGAAGTGTGGTATAGTAATCAAGAAGACACAGTAGAAGGTTTTGATGATAAAATAGGAGAATTAAGGGAAGAATATTATAAAGCAACAAAAGAAACAGATGATACAACCCAAAGTAATAAAGAATGGTTTAGTGATAGAGTTAAAGATTATGTTTTTTCTAAAAAAACAAGAAAGAACCTACCAAGTCGTTTAGTTAGGATTTTAGATAAGTTTAAAAAATACGCGAAAGAATTAACCAGAAAAGCTAAGAAATTTGGTGATTATGTAAAAAAGAATAAAGTTTCTTCAGAGTTGCAAGATATGTTACAGAGAAGTGTGACTGAGGGTATTCAAGTTCAACCAACAAAACAAAAAGCCCCAGGTTATGAAATGCGAAGAAGTAATAAGACTTCAAGAGAAAGGGCAAGAAGAGATGAACAAACACGAAGACGTACGCTAAAACAAAACTACGAAGATTTAAAGGCTGGCAATACCGCATTATACGATGCAGAAGTCGCAGAACAAATAGAACGAGAAGAAAGGACTGGAGTTAAATCACCTATATATGCTGGTTCTATTAATGTTGATAAACAAAAGATTGATGATGTATTAAAATCATTTCAAATATCTTTAAGTAAACTGCAACCAAAGAAAAAAGTAAGCTGGGATGAAACAGGAAGGATTAGAGATGAAATCTTAAAAGACTTTGATAAAAGTGCAAGACTATTATTAAAAGCAAAAAGACAAGGCATATTAAAAACTGAAGAATTAGATGCATTGAGACAAATTCACGCTAATTGTCTTTATAGATTAAAAGAAATGGCAGAAACTTCTCCAGACCAAGCTGCATTTAGAGCAGTAGAAAATTTTTACAATGATATTTTTACAGTATTAAGTGATGTTAGTTCTGAGGCTGGTAGAACATTAAATATTTTAAAAAGAGATGTGGCAGAACGAAGGTTGGGTGAAGCTATTGCAAAATTGGAAAATGGTATGAGTGAATATCAAAAAGAACAATTTGCAAATATAAATGTAGAAAACCCTTTAGAAGTAATAAGATTTGCCGAAAGTCTTAAAAAACCAACACTTATGGATTATGTATATGAATTTTGGTATAATTCAATTTTATCAGGAATACCGACACATCTTGTTAACATAGGAAGTAATACGTTATGGATGTCGTTTCAAGTGCCACAAAGGGTACTGTCTGGTAGTGTAGATGCTTTGATTACAAGGTTTAATGGTAAAAAAAGGTCAAGATACGTTAACGAAATAATTCCAATGATGGCTGGAATGAAAGAAGGATTTAAAAAAGGTAAAAAACGAGCTAAAGAGGTAATGAAAACTGGACAAATACCTATTGAACTTGACACAAAATGGGATTTGGAATTGGGTTCAAGTCAAGGTGCTTGGGCAAGGTCTCCAAGTGAATTTATGAGAAATTTAGCACCTTATGTTTCTGTAGTTGGTCGGGCATTAAGGGCTATGGATGTATGGGCAAATAGTATTGCTTTTGACGCCGATATAAACGCACAGGCAAAAAGAATCGCGAATCAAGAAGGATTAAAGGGTAAGGCTGCACAAGATAGAGAAACAGAATTAAGAAGAGAACCGAGTAATGATATGGTGGAAAATGCAAAAAGTTTCGCTAAGTACACGACCTTTATGGATAATCCTGGGAAATTAGCTCAAGGTGTAAGTGATTTAAGAAGTAAAACTCCTGGTGGTAGATTTTTTGTGCCATTTGTAAATACACTTGCCAATATAACAAAAAGAGGTTACGAGTTTGTCCCAGGAATTGGTTTAATTAAAACAAAAAGTTTACAAGGAAAGGGTCAGTATCAAGATTCTGCAAGTGACATTATCGCTAAACAAGTTGTTGGTTCTGTACTCGCACTTGCATTACTTAGTAAATATGAAGATGAAGAGGTTACTGGTGCAGTACCAGAAAATAAGGCTGAAAGAGAAGCGTTTTATAGGCAAGGTAAATTGCCTTGGTCAATAAAATTTGGTGATAAGTGGATAACTTATAGAAGAATAGAACCATTTAATACTGTACTTGCATCTGTTACCATTGCAGCAGAAACAATGAAGAAATATTCTGAAAATGAAATTGATAATGCAACTGAAACTTTTTTTGAACTTGTAATGGGTTTAAAACAAAATTTTATAGATTCAACTATGTTAAAAGGAATTAGTGAACTTTTTGACGATAAAAGAGATAAGAATTTTTTTGAAAGATTACCAGGCACATTTATTCCATATTCTTCATTTTGGCGTTCAATAAATAGAAGTCTTGAGGTCACAATGGAAGGAGACGCAAATGCCCGTGAAGTTCAGAATATCGCGGATGGTTTTACACAAAATATTCCATTTGGAACTGTAAAATTAAAACCAAAAATGAATGTATGGGGAGAAGAAATAGTATTAGAAGGTGGTGTGTTAAGGCAATGGTTACCCTTCAAATATAGAACAGAAAAACCAGATGCATTAGAAAAAGAGTTAGAAAGAATTGGTGTTTATCCATCTATACCAGAGCAAAAAATTGGGATATTTGATGAAAAAACATTAGGTACTGTAATGGTAGATGTGCCAGATGATATATATGAAAAATCAAGATTACGTTATGGAAGTGATTTACAAAAACAATTGACCGCCATATTATCAAAAACAAGAAAACAACGACCAGAAGTTGCTGCAAAAATAATGAATGACATCATTGTTTCCGCGAGAAAAAAACATAATGATATAGTTAGAGCAAAAGTTAGGGCTAGATTACCTAAAATTAAATAATTTGTAAGGCTCGTTCTTACGTCTTCGGGGAAAAGGGGGGTTATTGATTTAATCCCCTTTTTTATTTTCGCATAATTTACATTTTTTTCTTATTAACCCGTAAGTTGGTAGGTGGTCGTAAGAGTGAATAACACTACCAAATCCAATTTCCCAAGATTTTTCACAAATATAACAATATTTTAATTTTTTTGTTTCTCTTGTATGTTCATTTCTGGTTCTTTTTTTTGGTTTTTTACTATTTTGTAAGAACTTATTTATGACCCATTCAATACTTACATTATCTCTCATCTAATTTTCTTTCAATTCTCGCTAATCTAATTATAATACTGATAAACATAAACAGCATAAAGAAAACAAATAATTCCCAGGCTAACACCATAGGTTCTTGTTCAAAAAAAACTTCATACCAATATCTCATTTTTTTCCTCTCCTTGTTTCAAGCCTTGAGACAAACCATAACCATAAGTGTGCAATAACTACTACTCCTAAGTTAATAAAAACAAACCATAATGTGTATATCATCCAATTTGGAATATCTAAAAACATCATCATTTTTGTGGAAACTCCATAAACTCATAAAACCATAATCTATTTTTTGTTTGTCCGTTTTTTGCTCTTTTTAATGCAAGATTAATAAAACTTTCTCCTAAAAATGGAACATAAGCAATTATATTTTGTGGTTCAAAATAAACTGCTAATATGTCAAAATCTCCTTTACTATATTTTCTAAGTCTAACTTCTATGGATGTATCTTTATTATAACCTGTTACTGTTTTAATTTGGACTTTAAAAAATCTATCTCCTCTGTCAACAATTAAATCAACACCTTTATCGTCAACGACTGGGGTGTAAAGTTGGTATTCATAATTTTTAACAATATCATGTACGACTGCCGTTTCACCTATAGTTCCAAGCCTTACAGTTGAATGTCCCATCTCTGTAATGTATTATTCTTCAACGATTCTTTCCTTTTTTTCACGAAAACTTACTCGTTTGAACTTACAAATTACAAAGTGTTCAATCAATCTATCTAATACCCTCGACCCATAAGTCTCGCGTATCATTTCCGCATTTAGATTAGTCGTTATTATGGTTCTTGATGTTGGATTACGTTTAATATAAGAATGTCTTTTTTCAATGAGACCACCAAAATAATCATGTGAGGCTGGTGTAGATGGTTTTTCATCGCCTAAATCATCAATCATTAGACATTGGTTAATAAATTTATTATCATTCTTTCTATCTGCTTCCATCTTATCTATATACTCTGAACCAATAATTCTAATATGGTCTTTATAATGTTCCATTGCACTAATTAAAGACCATTTCATTGATTCTATAGATGATGTTACAATCTGCTGCCCTAAATATGTTTTACCACTACCAACCATCCCAGTAAATAAATAATGAAATGGATTTCCATTGAATAAATCTTTTTTTACAAGTTTAATAATATTGGGATTAACAATTTCATAATTATTCCCAAGTTTTAAGTCACAACCATCAAAATTCTCTAATCTTCCCAATCATCCTCCACAATTGTTATTCTTGTTCCTGGTTTTACCGCATATACCTTCTCCATTTGCACTCTGTATATTTGAGAATCGTCATTCCAAAAAACCTTATTACCAGCATCCATTAAAAATTTTAACATATTATCGATGTCAGGTTTAATCTTATATGCAATAGGTGGATTAGGTTTTAATTCTTTTGAAAATTTACCAGTTCTATAATGTTTTTTTACATAAGGCATAGAAAACCTTATATATAAACTAATTGCCCCATTAAACGGCTCTTTAGGGGCTTCTGAACGCATTAACATTAATAGGTCTTCCTTGTCTTTCTTTGAAGGGTCGTAAACAAACCCCTTTTTAGTGTGCCTATGTCGTTGTTGTGCCTTTGGTTTACCCTCTATATTTATTTCAATTTGATTCATGTTTCTTTGCAGTTACCCGAATATCAAGTATTTCAAGAATTTTAACAAGTTTTTTAACATTTTTTTGATATTCTAAATCATCCATATTCTTTGGTTTAGGAATTATTAATTTAACATTTTCTCTTTCTTTCATATCCAACTCTAAAATAAAGGGTGCATTTGTCATCCTCTTTCAATAACCACAACTTTTTTAATTAAAAAAACTGATAAAAAGGTTTGGTAGCCAACCATATTTACAACGAATACACCCTTATATTTAATTAAAACGGTAAATCATCCTCTTCATTACCATTACTATCATTATTGGGTTTATATTCATTTACTTTCGCGTAATGAGTTGCACCCTTATCACTTTTTTCCCTACGTTTACAAATTGTAACATTCAACCACCCATCTTCATTTGCGTGTTCTTTAAATTCATCTCCATGTATTGCCATATTTAAAATGGTATCCCCATTGTCAAACTGATGTTCTTTAATTGAACATTTGTTTATATATACAGTTTCACTCATTGTTTTTCCTTTTATCGATTAGTTTTACGATTGCAATTGCAGTATAGACCATTCCATCTAATATTTCTTCCAATGCTTCTTGTTGCCAATCCCTTCCATCATTAGGGTCTATTTCTTCATTGTATTCTCGTTTGCCTTTTTCAATTCTATCTGCAATTAAGTCTATAATTCTTTTATTCATACTCATTTGAATGGTGACTCTAAAAATTTTTTTAATCCATCTCTTACTTTTTTGAAAAACAAATCTTCTTTCCCTCTAAAATTATTAGGAATGTTTTTCTTTTTTTTAGGTCTTCCTACTTTCCCCATTTTCTCTCCTTATTTTTGGCGTGTGGGGGGAAGGAAAGTGGAGCTAACCCTCCCCCCTCTCTTACTCAGGGTAAGAAATTGAACCTTACTATATTTATTGTAGTGTAGTTGTGAGTGTAAAGTCCAATTATGATGGATAAATCTTAGTTTTCTACAACATTTGAGTTTACATCATTTACATTATTAATACTACTATTTTCTGAAGAAAATTCAGGTGTTAATGTTGTTGAAACAGAATCGTGTTCTAATTCTACTTTTTGCATCGTTATATGACGTTCATCTTCAACAAAATCATCAATATGTGCAGCCTCCCTCATTAAAACACTTTGTTCTGTTGTTGATTTTGGAAGTTTTTTATCACACAATTGCCTAATAACAGTTTTATATGCCATTGCATCAAAGTCTGTTTGCCAAGGTGAGGACTTATGTGAAAATCCTTTAGAAAACTGTTGTGCGTGTTTAATAATGTCTTCTTTTGACATTACTTGAAATGCAACACCACCACTTTTTAGTTCTGCAATCGCATAATATGCATAGGCATCTCCTCGACTTCCACGAAGGTTAGGAGTGTGTGAAAATGTGATTCCATTGTGAGTTTTTTTATATTCAAATTCATCACTATCACATACTTTATCAAAATCAAGTGATTTTAATAACCCAGTATTCCATGCCAGTTTCATCATTCCTCTGTATTCGATAAGAAAGTTTACTTCTTGACCGAAAGGTATTAATGCCGCCTCACTTAATGGTGAGTTTGGTTCAAGACCATACCTTGCACTCTCCATCATCGCTTTAAGAACAGATGCTGGTTTGCATTGTAATAATTTTGGTTGAACCGCGAGTGCAGTTAAACAAGAAGAAATGTATCTTTTAGCCGTTAAGTTACCTTCGGGCAATGCATTACTTATTTGTTCGTAAAAGTCTACACCTTTGATTGTTTCTTTTAAATCTGATTGTTTACCTGTTAAAGCCACAGATTTTTTCTTTGCTTCTTTTATATTGGTCATTATAACTCCATCTTTTTTAATGTAAATCTACGAGAACCTTCTCTCTTTGATGTATATTTTAAATATTCTTCGGGATTATCCTTTTTAAATTTATTTTTGTCAAAATATTCGCGTGGTTTAGTCTTCTTCCAGGTTACTAAGGTTGTCCCATTATAGTGTAATTCTTGTTTATTTTCCAAAACAGTCATTAATTGTAGTTTAGATTTAGAGATATTATCATCCAATCTCTTTTTTTCATTCTCATAATGTTGTAAAGTTTTCGCTATCTTATACACTTCATCATCAGCATTTAAGACGGAATCAAGTTCTTCATTAAAATATAATTTTCTCGCATCCTCAACAGAAACTAATGGTGGTGGTTCTTTTGTTTCCACATATTCTTCCCAAAATCTAACTAATTCTGATACCATACTATCAATAAAATCGTTATCCCTTTCGTACTTCTGAACAATAAGTTCTTTTTTAAACCCCAAACATAATATAGCAAAATAACAATGTTGTGTTTGTGTAACATACATTTGATGTTGTAACTGAACAAAATATTGGTCTGGAATCTCGCCATCCCAACCCATTGCAGTTGTTTTATATTCAACTGGCACTCTTTCACCAGTTACAAAACCATCTAAGTTAGTGGTAATGTAGGGATAGGCACTACTTATCCTAATCTTATTATCATTTATTACCTTTAAACCAGTTTCTTCCATAAACAATGTACGAATAATAGGTTCTAATTCTCTTCCTAATCTAAATGTAAGATTTTCTTCCTTTGGCTCAAATCCGTTAACAAGTTCGTGCCAAACGTCAAATGGTGTTGCCCAAGGACTTAATCCCAAGATTGCAGCCGACTGACTTGCCCCTATAGATGGGTTTTCTTTTCTGTCCTCTAACCATTCTTTATAATTTTTTGGTGCTTTTCTATATTTCATTGGTTTCTCCGTTTACCAAAGTTACAATTATTTACTATAATATTCAAGGTTGTATATCGATTTTAAGGGTATACTTCATTAGGGTGTAAAAAAACTATAATTGTGTCATATTTATTCAAACCTATTTAAATGTTAATTAGATTGTTTAAAATCATCGCGTACTTTTTCTGGGAAAATAACTGTTGTTACTTTTTTTATCATTTTTAATAAATAATTACGGATTATTCCGTTTTTTCGGAAGAATTTGTTGGAATTTTAACCAAATCATCGCGTAACTAGCCTGTTTTACCTGATTTAAACCGGTTGCTGCACCCGCTGCGATTGGTTATCAGACTGGTGAAGAGTTAACAATAGGTGTAGAAAACATAGAGGGTAAAATAGGGTATGACCCACTTTGCCCCTATGTTAATTGTGAGGTGTGTGAAGTGTGTGAAGTGTGGGACACGGAGTCACAACCGTACCCATCGTACTCAGAGTACGGTGAGTACGATAAGTTCTGTGAGTTCGGTGAGTTCGGTGAGTTCGGTGAGTTTTGGTCTTATTCGTCTGGTAACACCAATTCAACTGCGTGTTGGTGTGCGACATTACTCGTTGATTGGTTGTTCATTAAGCGAAATTTGTTTATTAATGTGTTAAATAAACTTATAAAATTGTGCATATCTTGAGGTTTACCATTGAGTAATTCACGATAGTCGAGTGTTGCCATTGCCTGGGTCATTCTCATCATTTCAACCATCATTGCAGTAGATATATAATTAAGTCCTTGTGTTAATGTCGTTGTTCTTTGTGCCATAATCTCATCTTTCTTTTTCCACCAACCAATTAAGGTTGATTTCGGAATGCCAATCATTTCCTCAACTCGCGTAAATAAGGGTTTTAATTCACCTGAAACTTTGTCTTCATTTTGAAATGCCTCAAGAAACATTAATGCAAGATGTTGTTCGTCTATTCTATACTTACCATTTTTTCTTTCAAGTAATGGAGTTCCCTCAAAAACAGGTTCATCGAGGGAGGTTGGTTTCATTTTATCTAAGGCAAGACCGAATGTCTTGCCTTGTTCTTTTATAGTTTCAATTTCTTTTTCGTCTTTTGCAATTGCGATTTTCTTTTTTATTTCTTCTGATTTTTTCTTGTCCAACTTATCCTCCTATGCCATATCTTTCGTATGCAGTATCTAAATCGTGTTGAACAACACCAATATATCGCAAAGTATGGTCTGGGTCATTGTGATTAAGTAACCTCATTACTAATGCAAGGTCTTTTGTTTTGTTATAAACATTATATGCAAGTGTTTTTCTCATAGAATGAGTCCCAAATTTAGCGATTCCAGCCCTTTTTGCCGCATCTTTCAATATTGTCCAGGCACGCACCCTATCAAGGGGATTCATTGGGTCTCTTAAAGAAAAGAATATCCAATCATCTAGTCCAAGTCCGTAATATCTCACATAAGAAATTAATTCGGGTCTTATCACACTATTAAGTTTTATTTGTTTTAACTTTCTATTCCTTCTTTTAATAGTCTTACTTTCAAATAGGTCTAAATACTCGTTTAAATTACCACTAGAATCAAAAAGATGTTTAACCTTAAGTCTTAGTATGTCATTAATACGAAGTCCCGTATTAAGTCCAAATTTTAACAATAGGGCATCCCTCTTGTTTCCCTTCATCTCTAAAAACTCTAACATTCTTTTTAGTTTATTGCGGTCTTTTACTGGTTGAACGCTCATTATACTCTCCTTTTATTAATACAACATTTTTTATATTTCTTTTTACTACCACAAGGACAAGGTTGATTCCTACCAACTTTTACAATAGGATTCTCCTTTAACCATTGATAATATTTTCCCCATCCACCAATAGAACGAATAAATTCCCCCAAAGAATTATAATTTTGGGGGAATCTTTTTGTTTGTGATTGTTTTATCATTTGATTACACTACTTTTTCAGTAAGTTCTTCCACAAGTCCATCAATAATCAAGTCCGTAAGAAAAATCTCTTCGACATCTGTGTTAATCGGCAAGTGCAATCTCTTCTCTACCATTTTCATATATGATTCGTTTGTTGGGGTTCTATCTCCATCAAAAAACCTCATATCAAAAACAATCTTCTGTGCAATGTTCTCATATTCTTTATCGTGAATCTTTACTCTCATTAATTTCGAGTATTTCTTAGTCGTCTGCCAATATCCATAAGGTATCTCTACACTTTCTGAATCAAAATGAGATAGTTTACTAACATAAATATATGTTGGTTCTTTTATTGTTGGGAAATCGTCTTGAATATCTAAACGAGAATACAACCCACTATCAACACTTTCTAATCGGTCTAATACTTTTAAGACCTTATCATCTACCTCGTATAATTCTCCATAGATAATGTCTGTCTCCCCACCTTTAACAATAAAGGGAAATCCGTACCCACTATCATACATCTTGAATCCAACCACCTTTAAAGGTTGGATATACTTTTGTCCTCTTAGGTACGAAGAGAAACGACCACCTTTTTTTAATGTACCATATACTATTATTTTTGTCATTTTATTACTCTCCTTCCGAATGTATTTCGGGATTATTTTTAATAGAATCGCGGACATAATTCATCCAAAACTTTGGAATGTACTGAACCTCTAATCTTCCAAGTTCTAACCTACGAATCATATCTCCTAAATCTTCGTGTAACCATTTTAAATGTTTTATGATTATTGTCATTTTAAAACTCCTCTTCATTATACTCTAATCGACTTTCCATTTGGAAATGTTCACAACTATCAATACTACTTGCCAATTCCTTACTCCAATTATTCCATTTATCATAATAATCATCAATATCATCCCACTCATCTACATTTCTGTAAAAACCCCACTTATAATCAACTACCTCAATACACTCATCTTTACCTATGAAATGAGATTCGTCATACCAAATTGCCTCTGAATCTAAATGATATATATACCCATCATCAGTTTGAATTATAAAATGATAACATCCACCACCAGAATAGGAACTAATTGCATCTTTAATCTCGCGACCTTTATTAATAATTATTGTCCCCATTTCAATTATCATTTGATTCCATTGTTCTTTCCATAATCCAGACGTATGAATATTTTGGTATTTGTCTCCTATGAGTTCATTTGGTTTTATTGTCATTGTTATTCTCCACTTTTATTTTCATTTTCACATTCTTTACAACAGAAATGTTTATCTTCATCTCCATCTTGGTTTACTATCCAATCTTCAGAATGTAGATTACTGACCACAGAATCTTTATGGTCATAATATCCTCGTTTACCCGAATAATCTTGGTAAACAAAATCCATTTCTATTTCAATTGTGTCTCCACAATTATCACACTCTATTATTAATGTTGGGTCGTATTGCATTGTTATTCTCCACTATTTTGTGCAATAGGTTCTAAAAAGACCCATTGCCTTGTTGTTTGTTATATCATTTAAGATGGTGCATCCATCATACCTATCTTTTATAATGTCGCGAAAGGTTACACCACTTACTCCATTGTGACGATATTTCTTGTCTAAAAAATGTGGTTTATTGTTTTTCACAAAACTAAAAACCTTATTCTTATGTAAGACTTGAATCTTCTTCATTGCCTTTTTAAAGTCTTTTACAATAAGATACTCATCAACCAACACATTCCACATCTCTTCTTCATCGAATTTAGATTTTGTAGGTTTATCTTTCCCATCCCATTCCCAAGTATATTTGGGTAGTGTAGATAAAAACTTATCCACATCAGTATTTTTACTCATCCATTTATTTCCAATATAGTATTCTATATCAAGACATCCACCATTTCCACTATCAATAATGTGACCAATCTTTTTATTTTTAAAATACATATTGGCATTTATTCCAACACCTTCCCTACCCATAAAGGTCTTAACTGATTTTACTGAAAAGTCAGATTCAATAATCTTTTTCTTTCCAATCTTATGTTCTTTTGAATATTTCATTTGTTATTCTCCACTTTTTGGTTGACATAGATTACGATAGTAATTTAAACAATGCAACCTTTTTATTAAAAAATGTTATTTTATTTTTATTCAAAAATTAGGCGACCTGCCCTGGAAGATTCGCTGAATAGTTCCGCGAGATTCTCCCAGGTTGCCGCCCATTTTATTCTTCTTAACTGAATAAGAATCTTACGATTAATGTAAATCCGAATAGGTATACTGCATACCAATGCAAGACTCTTACGAAATAAAATGGTATTCTTACTTTTGTTTTTTTCATTTTCATTTTCCTTAAATGATTGAGATTAAAATCCATAGACACACAACTATCATAAATACATAACAGATAGTTTGTATCTCATCATCGTAATGACCTAATCCCCATTTATTTAGTTTATCCATTTTTATTCTCCCTTTATTTATTAGTAACAAAAATTGCACAAGATTTTTTCACTATAACTGAATCTTCTTTCATCTGTCGATGAACACCCACATTTATCACAAACAATTTTCTCTTCATATCCATTTTCATCCAAACTTTCTAAAACACTTAGATTATCATCTTGTTTTTTTATTAAATCAATAAGGTTATGTGTTAATCTTTTTTTAACTGAACCACCTTGACTTGGAACAAGTCTTAAACCTTCTAACAATATTTGTTTTTTTGTATGTTTTTTATATTTCTTCATTTTTATTCTCCACTTTTGAAAGTGGCGACCTTTTTAAAAAAGGTCACCACTCTCGGTTATTGTTATTTTACTTTTTTGATTGTTGAACCATCACTTGCAACTACATCCTTACGATTGAAATCCAACCTCTGTTGAGGAACATCTCTCTCAAGAATGTCATCAAGTCTATCACGATAACTATATCGAGGTATGAATCTCGTATGAGTTTTCTTCTTAGGTTTACAAGTCTTCGGTTTTACTCTCACACTTGCACCAATCTTAGAATCAAATCTAAAGTAACTATTTGTACCCTCTTTGATTCGTGCATCGGTCTTCATCATCTTTAAAGTATCGGTATTCACTCTGACCAAGGTATTAGGATTGATGTTTATCCATCGTAATTCCTCTGAGAATCCACTTTCTACGATTTCCTTGGTACTACCATAGGCAAGAGATTTTAACGATGGCACATAGGCAATTTCCAATGGATTATTCCCTTTGAATAGATATACATATTCTGGAAATTCCAAATCTTGCCAAACCATCGAAACTCTACCTTTGACCAATTTCAGTTTATCGATGAAATCCTTAAAATTTTCAGAGTATTCGTAGAGTCTGAATAATACCTCAGAGTCTACCTCTGCAAATCTCTCAAGACCGAATTTCTCGAATAGTTCGTCATCATTCCATACCGAACCATTATGAGTACCGATAGTATTGTTTGCCCTTATTGGATGATTATTCTCATTATTCTTTGGTGACCCTTGGGTAGAATATCGAGTATGTCCAATGATTGCACTTGTCTCGTTATGGTCGATAAAATCCAATGCATTTAATACAGATTTCTGTAAGAAGAAATTGTATGCATTTTTATCTCGTTTGCATAAGAGGTAATCTCCATCTCTCTGAATGATTGCAAAACCAGTTGAATGTCCACCACGAGTATTTGCAGTTTTCGTCATTTTGATAAATGAATCTCTTATCTTACGACCCTCGAACATAGTCCGAGAATCGTCTCTTTTATTGATTATTCCTACTAATCCACACATTATTGACCCCTATTATTATTGTTTTGAAATGTACCATCTTTGACATATCGATAATCGGAATGTCTCTCATATCTTTCCTCATTCCGATTCAATTCTCTATATCTTCTTTGGATGAATAGATTTGCATCTTTGGTTAGTTGGTCGTTTGTATATGGTGTACCATCTTGATTACCACTACGACCAACAAAACCAATTGCCCCTCTGAAACTTGCCAAACCTCTTGAACCATTAGGAACATAACATAATTTGACAAAATTCGTTTCATTTACAGAATTGATAATTGCATTTGTCACGACTATCCAAGACTTGATTTTATCGAAATTCAATGTACCATTATGATACCTAAATTCGACAGAACCTCTATCCCATATTTTATACAGATTTAATCCACAAGTACGACCCCTTTGTAATTCTCTCATTCCATTAGAGGTACTTTTTAACCTAACTCCATCTTTTATCTTATTTTCCATATAGTTTTTAACGATACTTGGATTACTTGTATGACCTTGAAAATACATACTACGACAAGGAACAGAATATCGTCTATTATCTAGTCTAGATGGGGCAACTAATTTGTATATGATATGTTCATATTTTGCCACAAATCCGACAAGGTTTTTAATGAATCGTTTTGCATTTGCATCGGATTCATTTACGATATTGGTCACGTCTTGATGAATATGTAATCCACAACTTTTATTGACTTGGCAATCCATCATATTTAATACTTGGCAAACTTTTTCAAGTTCATCAAGTCCACTTTGTCCACTTAATCGAGGGGAAACAAGTTCATTCCCACCATGATGGGTACGATTACCATTTACTGACACATCTCCAACTATTTTCCAATGGTTTCTAGTCGTATGATTGTAACCCTCTACTCTTGTTCTTACTCCTAATGAGGATAATGCATTTGCCACATCTTGTTGAGTCTTGTCATTTGGAATTAAAAACTCTATCTCTATTCCAAAGTCTCTCTGACTATTAAAATGTCCTTTCATTTTATTTCTCCACTTTTTATTATTGATTTGTACCCCTTGTGAGTACCCCTTAGTTTACAAAGGTTTACATAATATACAAGGACTTTTTTATAATAAATACGTTATGATAGGTAATTATTTAAAAAAATGTCGCCTAACTCTCGATAAATGGGTAATTATTACTATTAATTGTTATAGGATTTATAGAGAATAATGACATTATTATAAAACATCGCATAACGAGGGATTAAATGATTTGTGTTTATAGAGTTATGCCGACTTATATATATAGACCAAGGGAGGGGGGGTATTTTTTTGCACATCAATTTACGTTTCCCTTCGAGAAATAAGATAACCTATTCCCTATTATGTTATGCAAATACCCTCTATAATACATCGTTTTACCCTCTGAAAACGATGCCAATATATAAAGGTTCGCGGATGCCTGGGATTTAATCTGAGTCGCTGACCACCCTCGCTAAGGGGTGGGTGGGTCACCCTCGTATTTGTACCACATTGTTATATTTTAGGTATTTATAAATCAGTTGACATAAGTTACGCATTAGTATTAGACTTCGTTATGTTAAAAATTACTTTAGTATTGTTTTCCCTCTTAATAATTACGATTGTTTCTTATAGTTTAAAGCTAATAATCGAAGATGAGAGGAGAATAAGAGAGTTAAAAATAAAGGCAAAAGAGAGATGATATGCAAATGTTGGACTTATTTAGTGGAATCGGTGGATTCCATAGAGGGTTTGAAGAAGCTGGATGGGAATTTGATTGGATTGGTTTTAGTGAAATTGATAAACACGCCAGTTCAGTTTATAGATATAGATACCCAAAGGCGGTAGAACTTGGAGACATTACAACTATTCAACCAGAAAGAGATTTACCAGATAAACTTACAGTCCTTTGTGGAGGGTTTCCGTGCCAAAGCTTTTCCATTGCAGGGGCTAGGGGTTCATTTTCCGACACAAGAGGAACTTTATTTTTTGAAATCGCACGGATTTTATCCTATTACAAGGACAAAGGAGACCCAGTCCCCTATTTTCTACTCGAAAATGTTAAAGGCTTATATAGCGCAGGAGATTACACAGCATTTGCTACAATCTATGGAATTCTTACCGAGCTTGATTATAATGTTGAATGCTCATTGGAAAATACTAAGTATTACCTCCCACAGAACAGAGAGCGAGTATACATTGCGGGATATATTGGAGACAGAAGTAGAGGACAAATATTTCCTCTCGGAGAAGGCAGTAAAGAGATTGACAAACGAGAAGAATCCAGAGGGTTACAGAAGCAATATAGTTCCACTATCTTCGCAGGACAACATAAAATATCCAGAGGAATGACATTGATAGCAGACTACAGAACAGATGAGGGATTAAGGATAAGAAAGGATAACGTAAGTCCTTGTTTAAATAGTGTTAAGGCAAGTGAGACAGAACCTTCTTGGATGCCACCATTAGCTATAGAAGAAACAAGAATAAGAAGATTAACTCCAAATGAATGTGAAAGACTTCAGGGTTTTAGTGCCAGGAATAAGGATGGAATATGGGAAGATGGTTGGACAAGTAAGGGTATGGTAGATGATAAAGTTGTAAATATAAGTGACACCCAGAGGTATCGAATGTGTGGTAATGCAGTAACGGTAAATGTGGTAAAAGCTATTGCAGCAAAGATGTTAAGTACGGTAGAAATAGATTGTGACCATGAGAATTTGGAACAAGGTGAAGATAGGTATGGTAGAGAAGAACATCAATATACTACTTATTGGTTTTGTCTTGATTGTGGAGAGGAGATAGAATAGGTGGGTCAAAAGAACTCTGACTTCGATTTAGATTTACAATATGGTCAAATCTATGAAGAGGGTTTAAAAGTTCTATTGGAATCAAAAGGAAAGGTAGAGGTAAAGACAGAAAGAGATAAATGGTATGATACTGGTAATATGGCTATTGAAGTAAAATGTAATGGTAAGAAGTCAGGTCTTGCAGTAACAAAGGCAGATTGGTGGTTTCATATTTTTGCAAAGGATGGTCAAGTAAAGGGAATGTTGTGCCTACCAGTAAGTGAATTAAAGAATATATGTAGAGGTTTTAAAAGGAATAATAAATTAAGAAAAGTGATGGGTGGTGATGGAGATAGGTCAGAATTATTGTTACTTCCAATAAAGGAAGTTGCTGATTCTATAGGAAAATATTTTTAATGCAAAAGGAGTTCTTAATGAACAAATTACTAAAAACAAGTGAATTATGTTCTTTACTTGGTGTTACAAGGCAATGTGTCTATAAGTGGCGTCATTTGGAGAATCCGATTCCTGTGGCAATCAATAACACAAAAAATGGTGGTAAAACGATTCGGTATAATTATGAATCAGTAATGGAATGGTTGAATAATAATGGCAAAGAAAAAGTTTTACGCACAGAAACGAACTAAATCTGGTAGATATATAACGATTGCAGAAGGGAATACCAGGCAAGAGTTAATAGAGAATATAAAATCAGATAGTAATACATACAATAAAAGAGAGAGGAAGCCTAATGGCAAAGAGATATATTGACACAGAAATGTGGAAAAAGAAGTGGTTTCGTAAATTATCACCTAAAATGAAAAATGCTTGGTATTATTTGATAACGATGTGTAATCATGCTGGATTATATGAAGTTGACATAGACCTAATGAGTGTATTCATAGGAGAAAAGATAACAGAAGATGAGATATTTCGTTCTGGTTTGTCTACGCAGATAGAAATTTTAGATGATGATAAGTGGTATTTGCCAAAATTTATTAAATTTCAGTACAATGTTAGTAGTCCAATGGAATTAAATGCAAATAATAGGGTTCATAAAAGTGTGATTGATATTTTAAACTCATATAGTTTATTAGACGAGGCTAGAAAGCCTCATACTAGACCCTTAAATTCTGAAATAAGGGGCTTACAAGGGGCTTCCACAGAAAAAGAAGGGGCTATATACAAAGATAAAGATAAAAATAAAGATAAAGATTCTAATAAGGGTTCTAATAAAATAAAAAGAAAGGTGTTTAAAAAACCAACTGAGCAAGAAGTGAAGGATTATTGTGATGAAAGAAAGAATAATGTTGACCCAGCACGATTTCTTGCACACTATGAATCTAAAGGATGGATGATTGGAAAAAATAAGATGGTAGATTGGAAGGCAGCCGTAAGGACTTGGGAGAAAAATAACTATGGTCAAGATAATAAACAAAGTAGAGTTTTTGTTGAACCAGAACACAGAGTAAAAAATCGTGGCTGGTAATTATAAATTTCGACCGCATGGCGGTAAGCAGACGGAATTTCTTAAGTCTACTGCTAACTGGATATTCTATGGTGGTGCAAGAGGTGGAGGAAAATCTTTAATGTTGGCATGGAAAGCGGCATTGATACCAAGGGCATACCATTATGAAAGATTTAAAAGAAAAATAGAACCAGAAGATGCAAAGAAATTAAAAGCAGAAGGGAAAGCAGTTAAAATAGTAGTAGATGCAGTATCTATTGATTTTCCTGATTACATTGGTATTTTAATGAGGAGAACATTCCCTCAACTTGAAAGAAACTTAAAACCAGAATGTGACAAATTATATAGACTATATGGGGCAAAGTGGCAAGAAAGAAATAAATGTTACTTATTTCCAAGTGGTGCAAAAGTATATTTAGTTCATTGCCAAGATAGAAGGGCATTAGATAACTATATTGGTGGTAACTACAATTTTATTGGTGTAGATGAAGCAAATCAGTTTCCAGAACAATGGATTGAAGAACTTTCTACCTCAGCTCGTACAGATAATCAATTACTGCAGCCACAAATATGTTTAACATCAAATCCTGGCAACATTGGACATATATGGCTTAAGAAAAAATTTATTGATAGATGTCCACCAGAAGTAATTGGTGAAAAAATATATAATCAAGAATTTGATGTATATCATAGTAGACTGAAATCTGGCAAACCTTATATAGATGAAGAAGGTATTAGTTATCATTTTATACCCGCTACAGTATTTGATAATCCAACTCTCTTAAAAAATGACCCAAATTATGTAAGAAAACTTAAAAATTTAAACCCAGTTTTAAAAGCGATGTGGTTAGAAGGAAGATGGGATGTGTTTGCTGGTACGTTTTTTGATAATTGGAATCCAATGCACCATGTGTTACCTAAATCAAATTTTCAATATGGTGTTCATTTTAAAAAGAATACACACACACTTTATAGGTTTTACGATTATGGCACAAAAGCACCATTTGTTTGTTTATTTGCCGCTGTTGATAGAGACCAAAATATGATTGTTTTTGATGAAATAACAGAAACTGGATTATCTGCATCTAAACAAGCAAAACTTGTAAATCAATACACTTGGGAAAATTATAAATTAAAACCAAATGATTTTGATGACGATATAGCAGACCCTGCGTATTGGACTAAACATTCAGAAAAAGAAGGGGCATTATATTCTCCAGCTGATTTTTATGGAGATGAAGGAATCTTTTTATCGAGAGGAAACAATGACCGTAAAGCGGGTGCAAAACTTGTGTATGAAGGTCTTGAAGTACCTAATGAGGGAGACCCTAGAGTTAGATTTACAGAAAATTGTTTACAATGTATAGAAACTTTCCCTAATTTACCATCGGCAGAAAACGACCCCGAAGACATTGATACTAAAGCAGATGACCATCATTATGATGCTTTACGCTATGGTTCATTGAAAGTTTTGCCAAGCCTTGCTATTTATCAAAAGAGAAAAAAAGGATGGCGTTATCGCATCGGACAAAACAATTCAACTGGTAGTACAAGCTGGAAAACTGCATAATGGCTAAAGATTCATATAGTAACGACACTTCATCTGGTTCGCAATATGCGGCTGGAATATTATCCAAACAAGCGGATAAGGTTTTAAAGTGTTGGAAATATAGTCGTGATTCATTTGAAAATGCAAGAGAAGAATCAGAAAAGGCAGTTAGGTATTTAAACGGTGATACTTTTACATCAGATGAAAGAACAAACGCGAAAAAATATAAAAAGCCGCTACTTAAATACAACATAATTACACCTATAATTAGCACTCTTGTCGGGAATGAACAGTTAAATCGTAAAACAGCAAAGTTTAAACCAACAACAGTTGAGTCGGTTGCGGCAAGCGACATTTTACAAGGTAGGTGGAATGCAATTATAGATGAACAAGACCTAGAAGATAAGTTACAAATAGCATTTATTGATGCATTAACTACTAAACTTGGTGGTTGGATTCAACGTAGTTGGGAAATGAACGAAGAAGGTTACCTTGATTTTAAATACGATGTATTAAATAATTTTAGAGTATATGTAGACCCTGAGACTAGGGCAAATGATTACGATTTAAAACATTGCCGATGGCTTGTAAAAGAAGGGTGGGAATCTCTTGATGTTTTAAGTGAAAAATATAGTATCGACCCGTATGATATGAAAGTAGAAAGGTCGAAGGCGTGGTATCAAACATTATCTGAAACAATACGAAGAATGACAGATAAGACGTATTCATCTAATCTTGAGAATTATGATAAGGTTAATGACCGTTATAGAGTTCTCGAAATGCAAGAAAGAGTTACAACAAAAATGGTTAATGTGTTTGATGGTAATGATTATATGATATTACCAAGAAATGAATACAGAAAATTAAGAAAAGAAAACCCAGCCTTAATGATGGTTAATGAGTTTAATCAAGACCAGATTCATGTGACGACAATTATTCCTTATTTTAAGAATTTAATTGTAAAAGATGAAGACATGGAACAACCTACGGCAAATTTTGATTGTTTTCCCGTATGGAGTTATAACTATAATGTTCAAATAAATGAACAGACATCACTTGTAGACCATTTATTAGATATTCAAGACGATGTTAATAAGGCAAAATCACAAGTAAGAGATTATGTTACACAAATATTATCTGGTGGTGTTTTCGTTGATAAGCGTGAAAAAGAAACTATAAAAGCTTTAAAAGAGAAAGGTAATCAACCAAATATGGTTTATGAATTAAATAACCCTTCTATCATACCTCAGAGACTTTCTCCTGGTTCTTTGCCACCAGATATAATGTTAAATGCGGAAAACAGTGTTGCATTTGCACAAAGAGTTTCTCTTGTATCTGAAGCAATGAAAGGGGAAACAGCCAGAAGTGGTGAGTCTGGTGTTTTATTTGAGCAAAAAGTTCAAAGGGCTGCGGCTGCAATTAATCCATATTTTAAAAATTTAAGTCGTTTAAGAAAAGCGCTTGCAAAAGATTTTGTAGATAACTTTAATTATGTGTATTCAGAATCTGATAGAGTTATAAGAGTAAAAGAAGAGGGTGTTTTTAATGAACTTATAATGAATCTTAATGTGGGTGTGCAAATGTTCAACGATGTTAGAAATCCATCTTTATATGTTGAGTTAGATGAAGGTGAAAGTAACATCACACAAAAAGAAGAAAATTTCAATCGAATGGTTGCACTTGCAAATCTCATTGGAACAATAAACCCGCAACTTGTTGATATTAGGACACTTGTGGAAAATGCACCTATTGTTGGTTCAGAAAAATTTGTTGAATATATTGACCAGACCATGCAAATGCAGTCCGAAGCTGCACAACGTCAATCTGAGTTAGACACGACAAAACAAACATTGGATAACATGAAGACCGAAAGAGGTATGGTTACTGATGAAGAAAAATTAAGATTAGAAGCTCAAAAACTTGGGCAAGACAGGGCAAAACAAGGAGCTGAGTAATGGCTGGGAAATATAAAAGAAAAACTCAAAAATCCGATACATCTTCAATAGAAGAACAAAAAAGAGTACGTTATGATATGGCGGCTTCTCATGGTAGTGTATCTCACCCGATAAAAGGGAAGGGGAAAAAAATAAAAAAAGGTGTTAGAAGAAATAGTTCGACAAAAAAAACAACCTATATGAAAGCGTATAAAAAAAAATAAAGTAAAATGAAATATCTGCCGCCAGTTAAACAAATGTTGACCGCCTATGGTCTTTTTTTATTATTCATATTTATGGTTACTATTGTAAGTGGCTGTGATTCAGGTTGGTCAATTGTTGGCTGGGAAGTTAAGTGAGTGGTAAGCCAGAAACAGCTCGCAGTTATAGAGGGACTATTATTGATGATAATGCTGTCATTTCCCTTAATATTAAATGGTTGGGACAAATCCTCTTTCTTGCTGGTGCAATTGTATATGGTTATTGGCGTATTGAGTCTCGATTGGCAGACTTGGAAGATAAAGTTTCTTTTGCTGATGAACAAATTGGGGATTTACTTAGCAAACATATCGTGGAAGAAAGGGCTGAACGAGAAGAGTTGGCAGAAAAAGTAGCGTTTTATGAAAAAGAATTTAATATTAATCCATTGAGTTGGGGTAAAAAGAAAAAAAAGAAATGAGTGAACAGCAAGAAGCTTCAATTAGAAATCAAGCTGTTCTTATGTTAATGAGAAGTTTGGGAAAGAAAACTGAAACAAAAAGAATTTTAAATAAATTTTTAAAATGTATTAAATTAGGATAGTATAAAATATGCCTTTTAATGATATTATAGATATACCTATTATTAAACCTGAAAAAGTTGTTGAAAACGAATATGAAGGTAGAATACCATATACAAAACAAGATGCTTTGAGAAATGTTTACAGAGCAAAGAGAAATAATATAATCAACAAAGGAAAAACAAATGGCAGAAAACCAAAATAGTGAAGTGCAGACAGACCCTGCTCTTACTAAAGAGCTTCAACAACTTGAAGATAAAATTCAACCGAAGACCGAAGAACAGGAATCACCAGAGCCTTCAGTAAATCTTATTGAAAAAGACGGTGAGCTGTATATAAGCAGCGAATCGGATGATGCGGCTACTGATGCAGACCCAAACCAGGGAGAATCTAATCAGGAAACTGTAGAATCAGATGAGTACAGCACCGATGGGAATGAACCATCACCGTTCCATGACAAATCAAAAGAAGACCTCGTTAATCTGGTCGTTGACGCCCAAAAAATGATTGGGCAACAATCAAACGAAATTGGCGAACTTCGTAAGTTAACATCTAAAGACGAAGATTTGTCTGAGGGTGAACTTTTGGAACGGCTTTCTGCTGACGATGTTCAGGAAGCAATTTCTACGGAAAAAGCTAAATTGGATGAAATTGACCCTTATGATGTTGATGCTGTTGGAAAACAGCGTGAACTTATTAGGGAAATGGAAAACGACCTGATTAATAAACGTACGCAGGAACATCTCGAATCGCGATTAAATAGTCGTGATAATGAAGTATTTGTTTCTAAAATGAAACAACGCTTTAGCGATGATGGGATAGAAATATCCAATGATGAGTTCACTGCTGTCAGTGAGCGTGCGAAGGGATACACTGAAAATGGGCTGTTAACCGAGAATGCATACCACAAAGCGATGATAGATGAATTTGGGGTAAGCAAGGTAGCTAAACACTATCAAATGTCAGGAGAGCGTAAAGCCAGACAAGACATTCAAAATGCTTCAGCCAAGCAGGTTGAAAAGGTCGATGTTCGTGGTACGGGCAAAAACGCTAAATTGGTTCGGGTCGCTGATATGAGCCAAAAAGAACTCCGTAATACTCTCGATAATCTTTCAGTGGATGAACTTCAAAAGCTCTATGGACGGCTTAATAGTTAACTGAAAACACAGGAGATTAACAAATGGAATCCTCACAATCATGGATTGCAAATGTTGAAATTCTAAACTCTCTGCTCCGCAAAGAAAGTTGGTATAATACTTTCTGGGCAAAGTTCTCAGGTAATGTGGACATCTCGCAGGATGACAACGGTAACCCCGTATATACTCCTTCTGGGAATCCCATTGAGGTTCTGAACGACTATGTCGCTCAGGGTCGTGATAATATGCTCATTCCTTTCCTAAGTGACTTATCTGGTTCACCAGTATATGGTGATACCACGCTAAAAGGCACTGGTGAAGACCAAGCTATGAAGTGGCTGCGTGCGTACTGTAATCAGTATCGTAAAGCTGTTATGAAAAAGTCTGGTTCTATGAGTGAACAACGCCAGAAAGTGTTTAAGCTAATGGATGAAGCAAGACCACAACTTGCAAGATGGTTTACTAAATGGGAAAACCAGGCTGTATTTCAAACCTTCTATGAAGGTGTATCGCCTAACCTTTCTGTTGGTACTTCATCTGACGGTCTTGGACTTGCTCGTAGATACCACCCGAATTGGTACATGAATGATGGTGCTGTATTAACAACTGTCGGTACGGAAAAATACACGAAGACCAATGCAAACTTAGATACTGCACTTGGTTTAACTGCTTCCGCTGACGCACTTTGTGATACGGCTATGTCTGCTGATATTTTAAGAGAACTGCGTGTTAAATGTATGTCTCTTAAAATTCCTCAAATGGAAACCGCTGATGGTCACAGATTCTGGTGTATTGTAATGCACCCAGCTCAGCTTGCTTCATTGCAAACTGATTCTGATTACGAAACTGCACAGCGTTTCGGTTTTATGGGTTCAGGTGGTGCTAAAATGCCTCAACTTACTGGAATGGCTGGATACTATGCTGGTTTCTGTATTTTTGAAGATATTGTTGGTATTCGTGAATGGGATGAATCTGGTTACTTTTTTGGTTCAACCGTTTCTGCTCGTTTTGACGATTCAGCCGTAACATTGGCTGGTGGTACTGCAAGAGTTCGTAATGCAGTTGTATTTGGTAAAAATGCAATTGGTAAAGCTGTCGCTGAAGATTTACACTTCACTTCTGAAGTGGATGACCATGCGAACACTATCGAACTTGGTGGTGCTGTAATCAACGGTTACAATCGTGCAGACTTTTTTGCTGAAGCTGATGCGCTTGAGTCAAGTGGTGATGCGTTCTATAAGAGCCAATCTGCTGCTCACGACTCTGCTGCATTGTCTTGTGTTAATCAAAGTTCGCTTATTTTAGCGACAAAAGATTAATAGGAGATAAGTAATGGCTAAAAGTTCACATATGTATGCAAACGCTTATGGTGATGAAACTATCTATATTGATTCATCAGCAGATTATGACTACAGTGGAGAATCTTGGAGAGGTGGAGATAAGACCATCTTAGTGAATGTTGCGATGGCAAGTGGAAAATATATTCGACTTCCAGAAGCAACTGCATCTAATAAAGGTCTTCATATTCGTATTATATACGGATTAGCTCCATCAGCTGCCACATATGTTGGTTTTGTTACCAGTAAAATTGTGGGTGGCGCACATACTGTAGGTGCTGCAACTGAAGGAAACGCTCCAACAGATGCTGCTATGGTATCGAGTGCTGTAGGTACTTCAAACCTGAGAGTTGAATTAGATGTTGATGCTGCTGCCAAAGCTGGTGGTCACCCTGGTACTATACTTGATTTTTGGTACACAGGTGAATCAAATGTTGTATTTTATGTTGGTTCTTTACACGCTGACGTAGACGATGCGACATTAGCAACTCACTTTTCAACTACTGCTGTTAATGCATAATACTGCAAATCTTAAATTGGGGAGGTAATAGCCCCATATAAGGATTGACTTAAATAGCGATGTTTAAGTATGTTAAGGGGGCTTTTTAGCCCCCTTAATAATTTAACGGAGTGTTCACGGTCTACCAGACCTTTAAACTCGACTCAAGGAGTGATAAATGGCAAATATAAATAAATCCAACCAACTGCATAATTATTCTGTTCAAGAAAATTTATCACCAAGTTTTATGGTGGAATATGAAATTAGTAATGCTGTCGTATCAAATGGTGGTGCTTTTACTACAAGTACCTATGGAACACCAAGAGGTGTTGTTGTGGGGGCTGAAATTGGTGGTAGTGGAAACCTTACAATAACATTTGCAGATGATTCTACTGTAACTTTAGCAAATGCTGAGGCAAAAGCCGTGTTTTTAAAAGGTGTTATTCTTCCATTGGCTATTAAATCCTGGGCTTTTAGTAGTTCAGAAACTGCCTTTGCTTTAATGGCAATGTATTAAGGAGTAGATTATGAAATTTATAAGTTCAGCGCATTTAACTGGTGGTGGTACAATATCTGGTGATGTTACCATTGCAGGAGATTTAACTGTAGAAGGTGGAGGAGGATTTTCATATTCAGAAGTATTAACTGGTGATATGGCAATTACCAATACAGCCGCAACTGTCGGTTTGACAGTAAATCAAAGCGGTGCGGCTTATGCTATTTCAATAAACCAAGATGCTAATAGCCCAGCCATATATGTTGATACAGAGGCTACTTCACAGCACGGGATTCATATAGCCTCTCCTGCAATCACTTCTGGAACTTGTTTAAATGTTTCAAGTGCAAACTCTTTAAATGATGGTAGATGTGCGTATTTTCATTCTAATTCATCAAGTACAAATAATCGTGACCTTGTAATGATTTATAATGAACACGCAAGTGCAACTGGTACTACTGGGTTAAAGGTTCAAAATGATAGTACAGGTCTTGGAATTGAATCATTAGGAAGAGTTAGAATAAAATCTGATGGTTCGGACGAAATGGGTGGCACATTAGCATATTCAGTTTTAGCGGTTCATAAAGCAGATGGAACGAAGGGTGGACATATAGGATATGACAATGACGAGACTATGCTTTCTATTGGTAGTAATAATTCGACAAGTGGAATAAACTTTTTTACCCATAATGGTTCTTCTTGGGGTGAGCGACTCAGGATTCATACAGATGGGAATATTGGAATTGGAGTTACCGCTCCAGAAGCTCAATTAAATATTGCAAAAGCTGGTTCTTCAGATAATGCAACATTTAACATTGATACATTTTCAAGTGGTATAAATAATCAATCTGTTAT